AGATTAAATAGACGATCAAAATATTCGTCCATTCCAATACTATTACGTGTAATCCTATCCATCAAGGTAGAAAGATCCGCAGCAGTATAACGCATAAGTCCTGTTGTACTCATTATAGTAGCTCCTTTAAAAGCGAGTTTGTGTTTTGTGGACCCCGAAGGCGTCCTTACTATTATATATCAGTTAATAATAAAAAAGGGAGTGTTGAACTCCCTACAAAATTATTCGGTTTCCTCTTCAGTACGCTTCTTTTTAGCGCCAATATTGTACTTAGTTTCCAAAATCCAGTCACCCTTGTCCTTATAGGCAAGAACTTTAATCTGATTTAGGGGTGCAATATCTTGAATTTTCTTAACGTCAACAATTTCAATTAATCCCCAATCAGCAAGTAGTTGGGCAATACGATTGCGACGTTGAACGTCATTCACAGTTAAATTTGCATGTTTACCATCTAATGCAAAAAGTTCTTTAAAGTGAACTAAAAAATATCTACCTTGTTTATGAAGAATATGGCAAGATTGATAAATCTTCTTTTCCTTTCTTGAAGCAACCCCAATACGAGTCAAAGTTTCACGAACCTTCAAAAAATCATCGGGTTCATTAAGAATCACCTCGACCATTTGTTCGGGTGTCCACTTCACTTCAGGTTCTTGAACGACACTCATTTTGTTCCTCCAGTTTCAAATTTCGATTTAATAAAATTAAGTTGTTCTTTGGTTAAGATTTTCAAAGATTGCTTTGCCTTCTCATTACTATAACCATAATAACGTTTGACATAATCAAGATCTTTGATTTTATCTTGGCGGAGCCAGGGAGAAAATCTCTTCTTTTTCCTCAGACTATTTATAAAAAAGTCATACTGCATCTTTTTTGGAAGAAAATGATGTTGATTCATCTCATTAGCAAACATGATACAATCAACATGTCCTGAAAGACAACGATTAATGATATATGGCGCATATTCCTTCTCAAGTGAAGGATCCTCATCAATTAGATTGTTCTTCGTCTGATTGATCGAATTTAACCAGTCCTTCAATTCCATAGTTAAAAAGCAGTAGTTCTTTACGTTGTTTTTGATCCCGCATATATTCACCAACCGAACGCATCGTATAAGTCAAATCAAACTCAGCAGCATTCCAGTTCTTGAACCTATCCTTTACCAGTTGGGCAGAATTATAACTCACCAACTGATCCATATTGTTAGAGTCGCAATCAGCAGCAAACTTATCGTGATCAAATCCTTTGTGCATTGATCCTTTGTTCCCATAGAGATTATCCTTAATGTCATAAGGAGGGTCAAGATACATAAAAGCACCCATGTTTCCATCCATCAAATAATCATACGAGTAATTAGTTATACGCCAGTTCTCAATCAGTTTAGAATACTCTGGCAACTTTTCAATTCCCCTAATGCTGAAGTTATTGTTAGATGCCTGAGGAGAAAAAGAAGAACTTGCAGTGAGACCACTAAAGGAACACTTATTGACAATATAAAATCTAACCGCCCGCTCAAAATCTCCAGTATTGGAATCGTTTAGAATAGTTTTGGAAATGTCAAACAATCCCCTTGCAGAATCAGGATCCGGACAAGCACTCTTAAAATGTAAGAGATGGTCCTTAAGTTCTGTTCCAAACATCTGGAGTTGTTGCCAGAAGATTACAAGTGGAGAATAAAGGTCATTCACCCAAATCTTAAGGTTTGGATATTTTTTAGTAATATGAATTGCCACAGAACCCCCACCAAGAAATGGTTCTCGAAACTCATCATAGTTTCGTAGGTCTGGAAAATATGGGTCCATCTTGGTGACTGCCCTACTTTTTCCGCCAGGATACCTTAAGCAAGTTTTCAGTTGTTTTTGGTTAATTGACATTCAATTTCTCCATAATCATTTCATACTTTTCTCGGCGTCTATTTCCAAGATAAGGTTTCATTAATTCAGTCCACCTTTTTGCTGCTTCACCTTGAAGGTTTATACAATAAATTGGTTTTTGTCCTGCTGCTATATGAACAGGACCTCCATCAGTATAAGTTGTTTTTCTACCATCCATTATAGAAGCAACACGCTCCATAATGTCTTTATCAGTCATAGATATACTCATAGAAACATAATCTTTCTCCGTATATGTTTTTCCATTAGAGAAAGTTCTTGTTCTTCCTTTCTTATAAGTCCAAGATCCTTCACCTTCCCAGATACCAGTTAACCAAGCAAGTTCTGTTTCTGATGGTTTTCTATGTTCGTAAATCGTTCCTTTGGCCATAACTTTTATTCTACTCCACTTCTATTTAGTAACGGAGTTATTTTAAGAGATTTCATAATCAGGTTTGTTGTACTTCAAATATTCCCAGAAAGTAAGTTTCATTTCCTTATGAGTCATACCACAATGTTTTGCGGCAGCAGGAAGAGTCATTTTAGCACGAAATAATGCCTCATTTGCTTCCTTTACATTCTCAGGAGTAGTCTTAATAGGAATTTCTTTTAGATCTTTATATGAGATTTTATAAGGGTTCATTCAAATTCACATTCACACATTATTTCTGTTAGTGCTGCAAGAATATTTATTTCTTGATCGGCACAAAAAGCACCCTGATACTGATATTTTGCAATGATAAGGACCGCAGCAGGAATTGAAGCGGGAACTAAAGAATCATAACAAGCATCATAAACTCTACGGAGAATAATATTGAAATCATTATCCATATTAGATACTACCCATTTACGTACTTCTGTAAAGTTCTTCTCCTTTAAGAACTTAATAAGTTCATTTACAGAGATGTCAGAGAAAGATGCAAGAATGCCAGAATCAATTTTACCGCCAGTAGAATACCTTTGGCATTCATTTAGGACTCGTCTGAAGTCGGGAAAGTGCTTGGATACAAGTTCTGCAACGACTTTTTGATCATATTCGATGCGTTCCGCATCCAAGATGTTCTGTAGACGCTTGAAGAAGGATCCTGCCAACTGGGCTTTTTGTTTCCCTTTGATTGTGAAGTCAATGACAGCACATCGGGAGTGAAGGGGTTCAATAATCTTGTTTTTGTAATTGCAGGTAAAGATGAATCGGCAGTTGTTATAAAATGCCTCAATATTTGCCCGTAGTAGGAGTTGTACGTCGTTGCCTGTGTTATCTGCCTCATCGATGATGATGACTTTGTGTTTAGAAGATCCCGTAAGTGAGACGGTCGAAGCAAAGTTCTTTGCTTGGTTCCGTACAGTATCCAGGAAACGCCCTTCGTCGGATCCGTTGATAACATAAAAATCTGCTCCTAACTCGTTACACAATGCTTTTGCGATTGTAGTTTTACCAATACCAGGAGGTCCAGCAAGAAGAAGATTTGGGATCTCACCCTTCTCCACAAACTCCTTAAAGGTTTTTTTAGTATCATCAGGAAGAATACAGTCCTCAATCACTTGAGGACGATACTTCTCGCAGAATAAGAATTCACTTGTCATAATATTACGAAAATTCTTTGGATAGGGTTTCAATCACTTTTTTAAATTCAGTTTCTGGAAATGCCATTCTACCAAGATTAAATAGTCTCCTGGTTAAAACAGTATTTTCATAAGTATATCCTTTTGAGTTATCCAATCTCTCAACACTTATAGCAAATGGATGATGTTTAATGTAATTGAAGTTCTCGTCCAATTCTAATCCACTCCAATAACATTTGCCATATTGCTCTTCATACTTTTGGATTAGAGTTTCTTCAGTCAATAAAATTTCTTTAACGGGTCGGTTATTTACCCGATTTCTTCCTTGACTGTAATTCACATTTGCTAAAAGTTTTTTAGCAGTTTTTTTATTCATAATTTAATTTACCCAATCAGGTTTTCGGTGCGGCATACGGAGATAATTATTGCTAACCCAAGGTTTGGATGCAATGTACATCTTGTAAGCAGTAAAAGTGTCAATGCTGTCGTCAAATTTATACTCATCGGGCATAGCACGAACGAAGTTTTCTACCTTATCAATCTTACCACGCGGAAACAAATAATAAGAATCTACGAGTGTCTTGTAACAGGAATGAACCTTACCATAACGCAGGGTGTATTCATCACATAGATTAAGTCCGTGCTTAATCAACCAGTAGGCATTATGAATACTCTCTGCTGCCCATTTGGTACAGGGATGGTTGCGGAAAGCACCTTTCTCTGTTTTGTAGGGTGTATCGTCTGCTTTAAGAAGTGGTCCGTAGTTATGATACCACTTAGAAGCAATGATAGAGAGCATCTGGCAGCACTCTAAAGGCATTTTAACTACATGCTTATCGGGCAAACAGATAGCACTTTCAGCAGGATATTCACTTGTTACAAAGATGTTCATTAGAAACAATATTTTTGAAGTACATAACGAACTTTATCAGGTTTGTCTTCCATCCAATAAGCTTCATGTTCCATTTGAGAGGTTGCAGTAGAAGAATTTACTGAGTTTTTAACATCTTGAAGTTTATTAGATGGAAGTGGCATATTTTTTTTAGAAATACCAAAAGGTCTATAACCGTTACAATGATGTGCTATATGAATAGCTTCGTGATACACAGTTTCATTAATATAAAACTTAGTATCAAAACCACTATTTTTAATATTTTTTGTACAGATTACAAACTTTTTACCAAAATCTGCATATCCAAAGAAATTTTTATTTTCACAAAATTCAACATTTTCTCTTACAGAATATTTTGCTTTGTTAATAAGACTAATAATTTCTTTGGCTTGCGGAGTTAGGTAAAAGAAAAAATCCATCAGTTAAAAATACTGTCTGGTTCCAAAGCAATATAATAGCAGAGATTATACTTACTATTTGTAAACTGTGACAGAAGTTTTTCTGACACAACCACATCATAAGCGCCAGGAATAATCTTAATGTTTTCAACCTTGAAGTTGAAAGTGAATTGATTATCAGTTTCACCAACAACAATAGAATATTCGTTAGAAGTATCGTTCTTCTTATCACGAACTACAAGACGAATCACACCTGCATCACCAACTGCAGAAAAATCAGGAAGTTGATAGACTGCTGCTGCTTTAAGCAGTTTTTCCAAAGTCACGCTATCCAACTGGAAGCAAACATCTTGAGAGGGAAGTTTGATTTCTTTGTCTGGGGGAGAAATAATTACATTAGGATCTGCATAAAAGTACTTAACCCGCCGCTTACCTTCACGAATGGTGATATGAGAGTCTTCAGTAAAATCAAGTTCTGGATCTTGGTGAAGACTCAACCCATTCAAAAACTGATTTAGATCATAAATTGCAAAGTCACGGGGGAATTCTTCACTAATATCTGCTTCGGCAAGAATGTTCTTAGCGACAGAAATAGTACGAAGACGATTGCCTTGCTTTACAAGAATCGAATTGTTAATACCAGCAAAATTCTTGAGAAGGGCGAGAGTATTATCAGAGAGTTTCATAATTTGAGGTTTCAGTTTCATAATCAACGGGTGAATTCGGTAAGTCCATTGTCTTTGCGAGTATAATGCCCGTCAAAGTGAAGCAGTAGCATAGCATAGTGAATGACTTTCATCAAGTCACGCTTGTTACGCCCATCCTTATCACCATAACGGGAACCGTACTTCAGGATGTTTGCCTGACAGAAACCTGCTGCCAGTTTCTTTGCTGCCATCAGGTCAATAGTCTGAATATCGGCATAATTGGCACTATCACCACAATAATGTCCGTGATAAGTACTAGTCACATAATCCTCAATATCTTTGAGGATTTTATCTTCGTTGTATTTCCAAAGATGATTTTTTGATTCACTCATAGTAATTTTATATTCAACTAGGTTTTGTTCGTCTTCAGGTCCAAACATAAAGGGGGAAAAGTCATAATTAACCTCCCCCAATTATATCAGTTTACTTGCTTAGTGTCAACTTCAATAGTCAGTTCAAGTTCGGTAGAAGGCATCTCAAAGTCAGCATCAATCTTGTCATAGAGTTCAAGAAATGCGGTTTTGGTTTCTTCATCAAAACGGTTGATGCAAACTTGAATTGCCTTTGCCTTATCACCAAAGATGCTGTAGGCACGGATGATATGAACCAGGCGGCGAGTAGAAATGATTTCCTCAATACCACCATCATAGAAGGTCTTACGAATCACATCACCCCAGTCGGCAAGGCGCTTGCAGAAATCATCAATCTCGGTAAGACCCAGAGATGCTGCGATGCCTTGAAGGATGCGAATCTCCGTAGCGGCGGCAGGATAAGGTTGCTCAAAGGTCACGCAGAAACGCTCCAGGAACGCTTCGTTGAGGACGTTGGTGCCGATGAACCTACCGTCATCAGAACCCTTACCCTTGGTGTTTGCGGTGGCAATCACGTTGAATCCAGAGGCAGGTTTCACGAAACGACCAATCTTTTTCAGGAAGACACCTTTACCTTCAAGGATGGATTGCAGGCACAGGATTTTATTGGAAGCAAGGTCCACTTCATCAAGAAGCAATACGGCACCACGCTCAAGTGCCTCAATCACAGGTCCGTTGTGCCACACCGTCTCACCATTCACAAGGCGGAAACCGCCAATCAGATCGTCTTCATCAGTCTCAATAGTAATATTGACGCGGATCAGTTCTCGCTTGAGTTGCGAACACGCTTGCTCAACACTGAACGTTTTACCGTTACCCGAAAGACCCGTAATGAACGTAGGGTAAAAGAGACGGGACTGAATAATCTTTTTGATATCGTTAAAATTACCAAACTTGACGAAGGTATCATCTTTATCAGGAATAAGGTTCTGTTCTACGGCAGGAAGGGCAGCAGGAGCTTGATATGCCTGCTCCATTTTACCAACAACGGTGGGGGTCACTTCAAGATTCCAACGACCACGAGAAACTTTGTAACCATCAAGTTTGGAAGACACGGTTTGGTAGTTTGCTCCGTTGGATGCACACCATCCACGAATATCGGCAGAAG